TGTGGTGCATCTTATGATTATGACCAAAACACGCAAATTAGTTGTGTGAAAGTGTTGCTTAACACTTGCTGGCTAAAACAACAATATGCCGGCGCTAACATGAAAACGTTGAAATCATTGTTAAGAGCTAGAGCTATGTCTTTAATATATCGGGCGCCCAATTGTCCAGTGGTTAGCAGTTTTGCGCACTGGTTATTGAGAGCAACAAGAGGTGTTAAAGCTAGTCTAGAATCCAGTAATGGTTATCAACGTAATGAAATGTTGAAAGCAATCAAGAATAAGTATTCAACCAGTGTCAAAATTTCAGAGGACGCACGATTTATGTATCAAAAAGTGCATAAAGTGTCCATTGAATTACAAAAAGAACTGGAGAATGTTTTTGATTCTGCAAATGAGATGGAAATGTTGTCGCACCCAAGTTTCGACCAGCTGTTTATCAATCAGCATATGGTTAATTGGGATATGTATGTTACTGAGCTATCATGGATGGTGCGACACATAAATGACAAAGACAAACAATCAAAAGATACGAGCTCAAAACAAGACTCGAGTTCCACGCTCAATGCCCCGACCTCAGCGTCAGGTCGTTATTCAGCAATCTGCTCCGAAGCAAAAATCAAAGAAAGTAGGCTTTGGTGAAGAGCTAGGGGCTGTTCTGGGCAAAGGTGCCCAGAAAATCGCCAAAATGATGGGTTTTGGTGAATATAAAATTGAATCAAATTCATTATTAACTGGTGGTTTAACACCACCAGAAATTGTGAACACCGTGAAGAATGAGGGATTTATTGTCCGTCATCGTGAATACATTGCTGATATCAGTAATTCATCCACATTTGCAGTGCAGACATTTGACATAAACCCTGGACTATTTGGATCATTTCCTTATTTAGCACAAGTAGCACGTTCGTTTGAACTCTACAGGATGCGTGGATTAGTGTATGAATTCAAATCAATGTCCTCGGATGCTGTGTTATCTGCTAATGCATCTTCTTCTTTAGGTGTTATTGCAATGGCAACACAATATAATAGTTTGAACACACCATTTACTAACTTAATACAAATGGAAAATCATCAATATTCAAGTGCTTGTAAGCCATCTTGTGATATTTTCCATCCGGTCGAATGTAAGCGATCGTTGGTTCCTAACACGGAATTGTATGTTAGAACAGGAGATTTACCCGTTGGTGGTGATCTTCGATGGTCTGATTTGGGACAATTCAGCATAGCTGTAAGCGGTACACAAGGTACTGGCGTCGGCATATTAGGACAACTCTGGTGCTCGTATGAGATTGAGTTATATGTACCTAAATATGAAGGACCAGCTGGTATTTTAAG